GCGCGAAGAATCCCGGAGACGCAAAAGCCAGCAGTGAAGCGGGTAATGGGAGGACGCGGGACCCTTCGCGGCAGCCACGCGAGGGTGAGAGAAAAAGGGTCTGGACTAAACTCAATGGCCAGTTATTACACCATAACGACCGCCGACAACGGCAAGGTGCTGGGATTTCCGCTGCTCCAGAGCAACGGCAATCCGAACAACTTTGCCGGCGCCACAGCGACGCTCTGCCTCAAGGACCAGAACGGTAATCTATCGACGCGGTCGCTGATCTTCAACGGCGTGACGATGGAGTGGGAATACCCGGTCGTGGCCGGGGAGTTTGCGGCCGGTCGCTGGCGCGCGATGGTGGCGGTGACGTTCCCGGGCGCGGTCGGGCCCGTGTATTCGACTGAATCCATTTTCGACGTGATCGCCGCGGACTGAGCAATGAGTGCGGGAGCAATCGCCCTCGACGAGATTCAATCCGCAGATTGGAGCCTGGCGCTTGACACTTCGATGGGGGGGGCTTTGCAGGCTGTAGTGCCAGGGGCGGGCCTCGGGAAAGTGGTGCAGGGGATTGCGGATATCAATCAGTGCATAGGAATCATATTAAGCACGCCGCCGGGCAGCGATCCGTTGCGGCCGACCTTTGCGTGCGATCTTTGGAGATTGATTGACACGCCGATTACGGTGGCGCGGCCGCAGTTGGTGCGGGAGATCGTCGAGGGGATAACGAAGTGGGAACCGCGAGTGCGTGTGCTATCGGTGGTCGTGAACGTGGAGGGCGGAATTAATTCCGCCATACTGCTGGCTAATCTGCTCATTACAATCGTCTGGCAACTTCTGATCGATGTGAGCGGGGTGGGTAATCAGACGTTGACGATTACAGTGCCGAGCAGTTTGGCGTGACTGGAGGGCGGAATTAATTCCGTCCTACGGGAGAATAAATCGCTGCGAATCCTACATGGTCGCCTAATGCGCCGGTTGCTGCGGGGAAGGTTATTATCGACCCGGCGGGGAATGTGCAGCAGTGGTCGGCGGCGCCCGGTTCTACCGGGGCGGTTCCGCCGGCTTGGGGCAGCGTGCTGGGGGCGTTTACGGCTGATGGGGCCGGTGGATGGACCTGCGTCGCGGTGCTCGAAGTGGTATCGCTGCCGAGCGGGATCGTCACGCTGCCGGTTCCACAATTTGTCAATGATGCGGATGGACTCGACCCAAACCTGATACTCAACGACATGATCGCGTCATTTCAAGCATTGGCCGGCCGCACGCTTTACCCGGCGCAAGTCGAGCGCCTGCTGATCGACCTTTATGCGTACCGCGAATCGCTGGTGCGCAACGCGATTCAGTACGCGGCGCTGCAATGCCTGGTGGCGTTCTCCGCCTATCCGATGCTCGATTACCTGGGGCAACTGCTGGGGGTGACGCGGCTGCCGGCGCAGGGTGCGTCCTGCACGCTGCAATTCACTTTGTCTGCGGCCCAGCCGTTCGATTTCGATATTCCGTCGGCCACGCTGGTTGGCACGCAAGACGGCGTGTTCACATTCGCGCTGCTGACGGACTTGACTATTCCGGCGGGATCGACCACCGGGGTAGCAAGCGCGGTCTGCACCACTCCGGGAGGGGCGGCGAATAATTACGCAGTCGGCCAGGTGAGTGTGCAGCTCAATCCAAATACGTTGGTCACTGCAGTGACTAACACCACAGTGACCAGCGACGGGGGCAACACCGAAAGCGATGCGCATCTAAGGGACCGCATCCAAGCGGCGCCGAACCGATTCAGTGTGGCCGGCCCGGTCGGTGCGTATCGCTTCTGGGCATTGTCGGCCGATCCGGGAATCGTCGATGTGCTGGTGACGACGCCGGTGCCGGGGACGGTAAATGTATACGTGCTGATGGGCCCGGTGACGCAGCCGGCGGCCTCGCCGAATACGACCGGGATAGCATCGAGCGTAATCCTGGCCAAGGTCTTTGCGATCGTCAATGCGGACTTGATTCGGCCGCTGACTGACACGGTGAATGCGCTCGCGGTTAGCGAAGTTAATTACAGCATTGTCGGCACCGTGACGCTTTACTCTGATGCCGATCCGGGAGTGACGATGTCGGCGGTGAACACGGCGGCGGCGCAATTTGCGTTGAATATAGCGAGCCGGATTCAGCGGGATATCGTGCCTGAGGAGATTATCGCGGCGATTGGCAGCGTACCGGGGGTGTACCGGGTGCAGTTATCCCAGCCGAGCTATACGCAGTTGACGGCGGGTCAGTGGGCGAACTGCACGGCGATCACGCTGACGCAGGCAATCAGCACGGAGCATTCGTAGATGGCTGAGCTGAGACGGGAGACCCCCACCTTTCCTCCCCCTGGTCAGGGGGAGGTTTTAAGGAATCTGCGCTCTCCTCGTTGGGTAAATGATCCCTATTCGGTAGGGCGGTTTCTCCAATCTCTCCCCCTGGCCAGGGGGAGATTAAGAGGGGGTCGTTTGTTCCTTGGCTGACCTTCAGATACAGCCTTCGATCAATGATGCGCGATCTCAGGCGCATCTGGCGTTGATCAATCGGTTGAAGGCGCTCGACCTTTCGCCGATTCTGGTCTACCGGATTGCCTCGCTGGTGGATTCGGCGGTGCTGCCGATGGCCTGGCAGTGGGATGTGCTCAACCCCCTGCTCCTCCCCGAGCTGTCCGAGATTATCACCCTGGATTATCCGGCGTGGGACCCGGTCACCGGTATCGACACGCTGGTCAATCTCGACACGTTGGCGTATCAGACGCTGGGCACCGCGCCGTCGAGTCCGCAGCAGAGCTATGCGCAGTATCGATTGCTGATTCTGCTGAGCACGGCGCTGCATCGGGTGATGGGCACAGTCGGAGGTTTGAAGCGCGCATTGGCGGGGCTCGGCTATCCGAACGCCATAGTGCAAGAGGGGCAGAATAGCTGGGGCGGCACCACGTGGCCATCGAATGAAGGATGGGCGGTCTTTCGGGTGCTGATTGATTTAGCGACGGTGCCGGTTGGTACGGACCTGACGCAGCTGGTGCCGCAGCTTTATGCGATCTGTAACTTCTGGAAGCCCGCGCGATGCTGGCTGGACAGCGTGCAATTCGGGCTGTTTATTAACGACACGCTGATTCCGCCGGTCACAGACCGGTTGACGAATATTTTCTCGCAGCATGACTTCCTGCTACTGCCCACTGATTTGTTTAGCGGGATGTTGTTTCCGATCAAGGATAGGAAGACGCTCGTGCCGTATTGGAACAGTCGCTATTACCATTCGGGGATTACCTATGGACAAGGGGAGCCGGAAGTGGCTGATAGCGCGATGGTGAGAAATGGAGTGCCGATTGCACATTAAGAGCCAGCAGAGGAGCGGTCAGAGCGAAGACGCGGGAGTCATCGCGCGACAGGCAAAGCAGACCCGCGAGAATGACAGAAGGGGCGCCTTGGTTTGTCACCCTCGCGCGTGGCTGTCCTTTGACCGCTCCGCTGCTGCGCGTGAAGGGTCCCGCTTCTTAGCTCTCATTTGTTTATTGCTGGTTGTTGTGTGCGGGGGCACGCAGATTAAGCGGGTGGATTACACGGACATCGCTGGGAACCATTGTCAGACTGTCAAGGTGCATCCCGACTGGTACTCGGCTGAGACTTCGACTGCTTGTGTTCGAGGCGGAGAGGTTATCACGGTCGATACGCATCATACCGATGCGTCGATATTCTACGGGGCGGCTGCGATTGTGGCGGCGGCGATCTCCGTGGCAACGTTCTGAGGAGGTCTCGTGAGATGAAGCAAATTTCCTGGCAGGATCGAATACCCGGCGACGTTGGCCTGGTGCGGGGTGACGGTCTGCTATCAGATTTGATTGTCGATTTCGTGAGCGAGCTACACGAAGATTATGTCGAGCAGTTCATCCCGTCACATGCGTTCATCCTTGGCTTCGACGACATGATAATCGAAGCATCGCTGACCTCAATGGCAGCTATTCGCCCCTGCACCGAATATGAGAATTTACCAGTGCAAATTTGGCGCATCGAACGGACACCAGACCAGATTGCCAAGGGAATCTCAGCCTACATAGAGCAATACAATCCGGCTGGCTACGGCCTTCTAGACTTGCTTGGCTTCGCGATTGAGGCAGTGCTGCAACACCTCGGCAATCCAAAAGCTCGAAATCCAATTCTATTCGGATATGTGTGCAGCATGGTGGTGCTGTCATTTCTACGGTATCCGTCGAGCGAGAAGTGGCCGCTGACGGCTGACCTGCGGAACTGCGATCCGCTCGCGCTATTAATGATGTTTCAGGCCGCTCAGGTGATGGCGTGAAAGGCATAGTCAGACTATACG